CACCTTGTCAATAAATCTTTTAAAATATTATTAAATTAATTCAACTAAAAATCATTGATTTAATTAACCAAAAATGTTATACCACAATCTAATTGATTTGTCAACTCTTAAATTAAGTGAAATCCCTTGCTACTGAACTTCACCGTTAGGTTACTTTTCACAAGGGATAAATGTAAAATCATAATAGACTGTATTGCAAGGCATATCTAGTACCCACCATTCGCCGGCACGTTTCACCGTGAGAATTCCGTTCAAAATACAATATGGAAGTCTTTATGTCTTACTCTCTCAAGTATAACATAACTACCTCCATATGTCAAGAACTATTTTCTTAGCGTAATAAAATATCTTTCAGGAAATGACCCATTTTTAGGTTCACTAGAGAACCCATGTAAGTTATAATCAGTTGTCTTAATTAAGTTCTCTACATGTATCATACAAGCTTCTTTATTATGGAAACTCATTTCTTTATTGTCCTTCAATACACCTAATTTATAAATTCTAAGATATAATTTCACAACCTGTTTATCTATGTATCTAACACCAACATCTCTTTGTATTTCCTTGTTTTCTTCAATAGTAAAACCCACGTTTTTATTTCTCCAATCTTTCTATCAATTTATTTAAATTCCATTGCGCTTTTTTCAAGTCTTCCAATTCTTTACCTTTTTTATTAGAGCGACAAACATATTTTATAACATTTCCTTTTAAGAAACCGTTGGTTTCTAATTCTTCAAAATTAGTTTCTATAACTTCAATAGGTTGAACACCATCGTGATAATGACTAGGTTTATTTATAATATCTTCTTTATTTTTATTTTTAATTAATTTAACACATTCATAACACATACACTTATTAATGTTAAATTCTTTTATAGTAATATACGAGTCTTTACAAACAGGACATCTAAAAGTTTTAGTTGCTGATTCATAATATTCAAGATATTTTATTTCTTCCATCAATACCCCTCCTTAGCTCTACGAATATTCTCATTACATTTTATCTCGTAAGCTTTAAATAATTCATTTAAACTATAACCTAAAGTCAAACCTAACTTATATAAATCTTTATATGCACATTCAATATCAACATAATCATATAATTTATTGTATTGTAGATTATAATAATAGTATTCAGGTTTATCTAATGAAACGATGTATTTTATTTGTTCTAACCCATTTAATTCATTTTCAAAACCGTAAGTAATAGCTATACTATTCAAGAAAGCTAAACAATCAGACCATTCATCTTTAATTCTTTCATGATTTTTAACATGTGATTTTTTCCAATATTTAAAGAAACCAATCTCATTTGCTAATTCACCTAACTCAACATGAAAAGCTATTTTCCTTTCACTTAAAGTATCATGAAAAGGTTTAGATATTTTTTCTTTAATGTTTTGGTCAACTTCTAATTGTAGACTAAACGCTTCCATCATCATAACCCCAACTCCTCCTTAATCTTACCCTCATTAAATCCTTCAATCCATTTTCCATTAATAACAAAACTAGGAACACTCATAATATCTTTATCTTTTAACTCTTTACTGTATTCTTCACCCATGTTTTTATCATTAATATTTTTCTTAAATATTGAATGTTCAACCGGACAGAACTGAAATAACATATCAGCTCTATTACAGTTTGGACAATTATCCTTTGTAAACATTACAATATCAACCATTATTCTCATTCTCCTTTATTTTATCTTCAATTAATAATTTAACGCTATCAATAGCGCTTTTAAACTCTTCGGGCGAATAACCGCCACTTTTACCCACTTTAACAATTTCTTCCATACAATGAATAACTTTATTACTATTCATTATTCAACCTCCTTTTTGTATTTAATAACATTAAATTCGAACCAATTATCCGAATCCATTCCAATCAACTCACAAGCATCTTCATAATTCATATGTTGTCCATACATTTTTGTTTCATTTGTTTTTTCGTCTTTATACCAGTATTTTAACTCACACCATTCTTCATACTGTGTCTCAGGTTCATATAAATTCTTCAATCTCTCATACTCTTTAGTGTAATACTCATTTTGTTTTTCAAGTTCTAATACTCTTAAAAATGTTTTGTCTTTATGTTTTGTCATTTCTTTCAATTCTTTTTCAAGTTTATTAATGTGAACCCTACTTCCACTACAATCTGC